GTTAATGCACCTAGGATACTTATACTCTTCATAAAATTCGTCTTTAATAAAGGAGTTAACGTGGCGGCGGTAACGAGGCTTTGCAATGTCACTATGAAGTCTATCGAGGAGCTGAGAAAATTCACGCTTTCGAGCCATACTATACGAGGCGTTAGCCAACCAAGTATCGGGCGAGGTATCAACATCGCTGCATAGTGGTACAAGGTAGCGTCTATTGAAGCGGTCCACGAAATGCGCAAAGCGTTGGAGTTTTGCGGGGGAAGGATCGGGACATTTACGTGCAAACCTATAGCATAATCCATCGACGATAGAGTGTGTGTCGGAATAATCGGGTTTTGGTAGGGCATGGTCGGCAATATGACAAGAGAGGGAGACTGCAACCGTCGGACGCCATAAAGTACGGCGAGTAGGGTCAAACCCAAGCAACTCACAACCATCCTTGATGGGAGGTATGAATGGGAGGGAGACCTCGTCTGTTCTGTAACCATAGAGGACTGTGCGGTCCCTATCACTGCCGAGTGAAAATCCTGCTTATTATGATAACGGTAAAATTTACCTACATTATAACAAAACGAGGCTGTATCTAAATATTGAAATTGCGTCAAATTATCAGACCTCGAAATGTTAATTGTTGACACTGAATTTACAGCTGCAACAATCCTACGATACATCAAGTCGTTACTTAAAGTTAAATTAATATTAGGACTAGTAACCACTTGACTTGCCAACTCCATAGAGACGTTCAATTCGTCATACCAATAATAAGGTATATCAATGACGATGCCCAAAACATTTATGAAATAATTCATATCATGTTTCACCAATGCAGTTAAAGAATCTTGATGCATCATGGTGTTACTCAATTGAACGTCAGTCCGACCATCTTTAGTTATAGGTAAAGCAGGATATGTCAGACCCGTAGGATACATGTGATTATATTGGCCACATGAAAGCCAGTCAAAACCAATTATACCCAATTTAAGCCCATAATCACGCCATTTATAATCAATATTGATGTTAGGTTTGACTATCAGTGTAGTCATATTATTAGGATCTGGCGGCGAAACAATTGGATTACCAGGGGCCATCTTCGATGTCATAGACGGTTGGTGCACGGTCTGCCCCAAAACCATCGGGGGACCAACATGTATATTGTTGGGGGGCATAAAAGGACCATTGATAGGCTGTGCTGGTTGTTTCGTGGGCAACATAGGGTTTGCCTTTAAAATATGGGGTACTGGAACGGCATTGGTTACCAACGTTGGTATATTGGATTTATTTATTTTGGTGACAACAGGCGGTCCAGAAGCCGCAATAGTAATATCGTTATGAGCCTCACCGACTCTAATAACGGTGTCACCAAAATCATACACAGGTGAGGTAGTATCACTCTTAGGAACCAAAACACCATCATCTCCATAACGCATTGTTGGGGTGGTGCCTGTGTAAGATTGTTGGTTAGAAGCCAAACCCTTATTAGAGTAGTGTGCCGATCTGATGTCATCCCATCCATCTTGGGAATAATAACACTCACTTTCCGGATCAACATAAATGTATCCGGGGCTTCTAGTCTGATGCTTGTCTAAATACTGTGTAAAACGGAATTGTTCATAATAACGAACAAAACACAATGGTTCGTTGTCAACGACAACAGCTTTAACCATACACGCACGCATCATTGGTGAGAATTCTTGGTCTACCAACCAAACCAAGTTCTTTGTAAATCCAGAAAGATGTTTTTCAGGGCACGTACCCGTGCGGATATAAGTAAAAAACAGCTGTTTTTGATCGTCATACAAGCGCTGATAAAGTTTGATAAATTTAGCTTGGAGCTTGGTAACGTCATAATAGGTTCCTCGGGGAGTCTTGACTCTATAAATTTGGTGAGACGGAACGTTTGATTTAACAGGCTTTTTAGTGGCAGTGCTATGAGTAGCTTTAATATGCCCACCAGGAGGTATAGGACGCTGAGGGCGAGAATTGCTGCCTCTTTCTGGAACCTCTCTACGAGGCTTAGGCTCATTATTTCCTTTCTTAGCTCTTGGCTTCTTAGTCTGCTCTCGAGTTCCTCGTTTATCCTCTCTTGATTGAAAAAGCCACTTAGGGCCTCGTGGAGGTGGGGGAACGCGGCGAACCTGATCGATGTGGTCCGGGAAATAGGGCGGAAGACTCTCAGTGCCCACACGAGGAACGGGATTACTTTGCGTAACTCCCTCTCTCTGCCTCTTACGCTCCGGATTCGGAATAAGAGGTCTAGCAACCGGTTTTTCTTTATTAATGTTGGGTTTAATATCAGTTGGTTGGTACGGTGGGGAAGAGTCTGCAACATCGACATCTGATGTTGTCTTAAACGCTTGAACAGGGGGGATTGATACCAC